ACCAAAAGAGTTTTCATTAATTTATCACTAATGAAATACTAAAAGTCTTTAAAGGTCTCTTCTTTGTTATTCTAGAGAACCTCAAGAGTTTTAACGTACACCAATTTCAAAGTTTTTCACCCGAAAAGTCTTAAAGGTTTTTAAAGGTTTTTATGAGCTTCGCTACAAAATTTCGTAACGATCAGGGTGTGCACTTCACCAAAGGCTTGTTCTTTGAGCAGACGCTCGGAAACAAGTCTTCTGTCGTTTATACCCTGAAAGATCAAGACCACGAGGGATTTCCTTCGTTGTACCGTTTATACATGGAAGCAGAAGACTTAACAGAGTGGGACTTTGCTGATGAGTACACAGGGGGTTGGGGACACTGGAAACAACTCTGCGAATGCCTCTGGTTCAAACCATACATACAACGTTGGAGAGAAGAGCTCGAACTCAAGATCAGAGGAGCTGCCCTCAGACGAATCAAGTCGGAAGCAAAAACAACTTCCAGAAATGCTTATACAGCTAATAAATTCCTCGTAGACGCAGGTTGGCGTCAGAAGGAAGAAAACAAGAATACCAAAGGTCGCCCTACTAAGGATCAGATCAAGAAAGAAGCCCAACGCATCGCCCAGTCTGATAACGACTTCGATGAGGATTACAAAAGGATTATGAACTAATGGAATCTTCTATGGAAATCGCTATGTTCCTCTCTGGTTACGCTTCAGGTTGTGCTACTGTGGGTTTATTCTTCATGTGGCGTTACCTCACTTGGAGTAATCGGTGACTTCTCCTAAGTCGGCTGATCGTGAACTCGGTGAAGTCCGCGTAGAGATCAAACAACTACAGTCCGACGTATCAGACATCAAAGCAACACAACAAGAACTTCGTGATGTACTTATAGGAGCTAAAGGCTCTTGGAAGACCTTGACAATAGCAGCGACTATCATCGTGGCTGTCATTACAGGTCTGATTACAACTATTGCAGGAAAGTTTACTGGTGGTTAAACAAGACGCTAAAAACTCTACTAAGATAGACCAGAAAAGTAGTCTTATCAGAGAAGCAGCAGAAGCAGACCTAGTAACATTCATCAAACTAGTCCACCCTATGCGCCTCCTAGGACACCTGCACGAAGACGTGATCCAGTGGTGGACACGAGCAGACGCAAAGTCACATCAGCTGGTTCTGTTCCCTCGAGATCACGGTAAGAGCGCTATGGTCGCCTACCGAGTGGCTTGGGAGCTTACAAAGAACCCAGCTATCCGCATACTCTATATCTCAGCTACCCAGAATCTTGCTAACAAGCAGTTGGGTTTCATAAAGTCAATCCTTACGTCAGAAATCTACAAGAGATACTGGCCTGAGATGATTAATGAACAGGAGACACAACGTGAGAAGTGGACAGAAACCGAAATCTCTGTTGACCATCCCCTCCGAAAAGAAGAGGCAATTAGAGATCCAAGCATATTCACATCAGGTCTTACTGGGACGATTACTGGTCTGCATTGCGATATTGCTGTTATGGATGACGTGGTTGTAAAGGAAAATGCCTATACCGAGGACGGACGAGAGAAGGTCCGACACCAGTACTCTCTGTTAGCCTCTATTCAGAGCGCAGAGGCACTAGAGTGGATCGTGGGTACAAGGTACCATCCCTCAGACCTTTATAATGATCTACAGAAGATGAACGTCGAACAATACGACGAAGTCGGTGAGATCACAGGCTCAGAAGAATTATACGAAGTATTCGAGCGTCAAGTCGAAGACCGAGGTGACGGAACAGGTCAATTCCTGTGGCCCGTCCAGATTCGATACGATGGTAAACCATTTGGATTCTCAAGAGAGATTCTAGCTAGGAAAAGAGCACAGTACCTTGATAAAACTCAGTTTCGCGCTCAGTACTACAACGATCCTAATGATTACGAAAATGCAGGTATTCGCAGAGAACATTTTCAGTATTATGACCCCGCATTTCTTTCACGTCGTGGGGGTGCTTGGTTTTACAAAACTTCACGCCTCAACGTCTCTGCTAGCATCGACTTTGCATGGTCTTTAGCGAAAACCTCCGACTATACTTGTATTGTTATTCTCGGAATCGACGCAGAGCGTAATTACTACGTTTTAGAGATTGAGCGCTTCAAGACCAACTCTATTAAGGAATATTTCGATCGCATCCTTGCATTACACACTAAATGGGATTTCAGGAAGCTTATTGCTGAAACATCATCTGCTCAGGAAGTTATCGTCGAAGATTTGAAGTCAAACTACATCAAACCCTTCGGACTATCATTATCGGTCGAACACCACAAACCAACCCGGAATGAAGGTAACAAAGAAGAGCGTATGCGCGCCACACTGCAACCACGCTATGAAAACCTTCAAGTTTGGCATTACCGCGGTGGTAACACACAGATACTCGAAGATGAGCTTATAGTTCGCCATGGTGGCCACGATGACGTAAAAGACGCTCTGACCATCGCTATATCAAAATCAGTAGCTCCCTCAGGTAATATGTCTGGTGGGTTGACTCAAAAGAGACATTTAGCAGGCCATAGACGGTTTGGAGGAATTAGAGGATGATTAAATTCTAATGCAAAACAAGACCTTCGATATCAACAGAATTCTTGTTCCAGACCAACTGGGCAGCGCTATCGCTAATAAATACTGTTCTTGGGATAATGCCCGACAGAAAGCGAAGTCTACGTGGAAGGAGATACGCGATTATGTGTATGCGACTGATACGTCTCAGACTAGCAACGCTTTGACTCCTTGGAGCAATACCACTACTATTCCCAAGCTGTGTCAGATTAGAGACAATCTTCTCGCAAACTACGAACAATCTTTGTTCCCTAAACGAAGGTGGGTTGAGTGGCTTGGAGCTAACGACGACGAAGAAGAGAAAAAGAAAAAGGACTCTATCGAAGCATACATGACTTGGGTTGTTAATCGCAACGAATTCCGTAATTGTATGATATCTTTGTTACAGGACTACATCGAAAATGGGAACGCACTCGCAACGGCAATCTGGTCTGACGGGCGGATTGAACACGCAGATGGACAAGTGGATACCGGCTATGTCGGACCACTTGCCGTCCGTGTATCTCCCTATGACATCGTCTTTAATCCTCTCGCAACAGACATACGACGTACTCCAAAGATCTATAGGAACCTCTATTCTCTAGGTGAAGTCGCTAAGATGGTAGAGCACGAGTCCGATATAGAAGCCAAAACAGCAATGAAGAAGGTCTTCGACTACATGTTGGAGTTCCGTGCGAAAGTAGGGGCTCATCAGGGTGGTACACACGAGAAAGAAGATTGGATGCAGATCGATGGTTTTGGTACTTTTCACGAGTATCTGACCTCAGACTACTGCGAGATACTTAAATTCTATGGAGACATCTATGATCAGGAAACCAACACTCTCATGGAGAACCACGAGATTTGGGTGCTTGACAGACACAAGATTTTCCTTAAACGACCAGTGCGTGGTGATTTTGGATACGCCGAAATATACCACTCTTCTTGGAGGAAACGTCCAGATAATCTCTGGGGTATGGGACCACTCGAAAACCTCGTTGGTATGCAGTACCGTGTAGACCACGTAGAGAACGCAAAGGCCGATCTACTTGATCTGCTTGTTGTTCCCCCTCTCAAGATTAAGGGTTACGTACAGGACTTCGAATGGGGTCCTATGGAGAAAATTCACACAGGAGATGACGGAGACGTTGAACTCCTGCAGGCTGAGTTTGATAGCCAGAAGCTCAACATCGAGGTAGCTCAATACCAAGAACAGATGGAACAGATGGCTGGCGCACCCAAGGAGGCTATGGGCTTCCGTACACCGGGTGAGAAGACAGCCTTTGAAATCCAGAAGCTTGAGAACGCTTCAGCACGTATATTCCAGACTAAGATACAGCAGTTCGAGAGAGACATCATCGAACCTCTCCTCAACTCTATGTTATCTCTGGCACGCAAGAATGTAGACGAGGTTACTGTACGAGTTCTTGATGAAGAGCAATTCGTAGACTTCCTCACACTAACTAAAGAAAATATCACTGGATCAGGCTCACTCCGTCCGTTCGCTGCACAGCACTTTGCTGAGAAGGCTGAACGAGTACAGAACATCACAACCTTCTGGACTTCTGGAGTAGCACAGGACCCCGCTATAGCAGTCCATTGGTCCGGTCTGAAACTCTCCAAACTCTTCGAAGAACTCTTCGATCTGGAGGATTACGGGGTAGTGTCACCTTATATCAGGGTGGCGGAACAAGCTGACCAACAGCGTCAGATGCAATCAATGCAGGAACAAGTACTAGCAGAAGCTGGTGAACCTGCAGGACTAGCAGAGGATGATTTTGATGAGGAACTTGCCTAGACCAAAAGGTAAAAAACATTCTATCGGTAT